ATATGGATAAGGATGAGCACAAGAAGCGCTTTCCTGATTCGCCTGCTATTTCGTTTGGCCAGGAACAATTTAATTTTTCTAATTGCCGCAATTGGTTCAATAATGAAAACCATACCGTAAGAGTGGCGGAATATTGGGTTAAAACTCCAGTTGATAAAAAGATTGGTCTATTGTCCGATGGTCGCGTTATCGATATGGATGATGAAAAAGCTGTATTGGATGAATTAGCCGGTCAAGGAATAACGGTAGTTAAAGAGCGAACCGCTAAAAGTCATAAGGTCGAAATGTATCTTATCGATGGCGGCGGAGTTCTTGAAGGGCCGAAAGCTTGGGCCGGAAAATTCATTCCCTTAATTCCGATGTTTGGGCGACAAACTCACATTGAAGGCCGTGACTATTCGCGTGGTTTAGTTCGATTTGCGAAAGATCCTTGTAGAATTTATAACTATACAACTTCGGCTATGGTTGAAACTGCCGCGTTGACTCCTAAAGATCCTTACTGGTATACACCTAAGCAAGTTGAGGGACACGAAGCTAAATACAAAAATTTCAACACTGATAACTCTCCGTTTATGCCTTACAACTCGGACGCGTCCGCACCTGGGCCACCTATCCGAAGTGGCGCGCCTTCTGTTCAATCTGCGTTTATAAATCAAAACCAGCAAGCGCAAATGGATATTTATCACGTTACGGGAATGCAACCTCCTTCTCTCGGCGCTAATCCTGAACTGAAATCTGGCAAGGCTATTCAAGCGCAGGAAAGGTTAGGCGATCGCGGTTCCTATATTTTCGAAGATAACAAAGCCAAGTCGATTGATTACACCGCTGAAATCTTGATTGATTTATTACCGCGTATTTATGATACAGAACGGCAGGAAAGGATATTAGCGCAAGATGGTGAAACGGAAATCGTGCCTATTAATCAGACCGTATTCGATGAAGAAACACGCGAAAAGGTAATTGTTAATGACCTAGCAATGGGTAAATATGACGTAGTGACTGAAACCGGGCCCGCTTTTGCAACTCAACGCCAGGAATCAGCACAGCAAATTATTGAGCTTATCGCTACCTCTCCGATGTTCGAATCTATTGCGATGGACTTGGTCGCTAAAGACTTACCTATTTTGGAAGCTAAAGAGCTGACTAAGCGTGTTAGAAAACAGATGATTGCGGCTGGAGTTGTTGAGCCTACCGAGGAAGAAATCGAGAAGTTAGGGTTGAACGAACCTCAACCGAAAGACCCGCAACAGGAAGCTATCACCACCAATATCGAAATTCAGACCGAAAAATTGATTAGTGAAATTGAGGCAAATGACGCTAAGACTTTGAAAACTACGATTGATACGCAGGCCGAAACGATTAAAACTTACGAAACTCTGATGAAGGCTTACAAATCGCAACAAGATGCCGGAATTCCCCTCACCCAAGATGATCATAATATTCGCGTTAAGCAGCAAGATATTATCGAGGAAGGGCAACAGGCTATCGACGAGGGGCCAAATAGTGAAATAGCGGCTAGCATCATTCAAGATCAATTAGCGGCGGGCCAGGTATTGCCAGGGCAAGAACAACCAGACAACGCCAGACGGTTAACAGTTGAACAGCCTTCAGCATCAGTTGGTCAGGACATAGTTACATAGGAAAAGTTTCAACCATTAACGAATTGAGTTACAATATTACAACGCATACGTCAAGCGCATTGACGGCCAAAATCAACCTTAATAGGTGTTTAATGTCAGAAGAACAACAAGCTGCACTAGATGAAGTCGTGGAAGTGGAAATCAATAATGATCAAGTTGAGGACCAGCAAGCAGAGGAATCAAATTCGGAATCAGCACCCGAACAGAAAGTCGAAGAAAAGCAGGAAGACGGCTTTCAGAAACGTATCAACAAAGTAACAGCGGATAAATACGCAGAGAAACGGAGGGCGGATGATCTACAACGAAGGCTTGACGAGGTAAACGCTAATCCAGTGGTGACACCGGCAAAAGCGCCAACTATCGAGGAATTTGATCACGATGACGAAGCTTATAACGCTGCGAATATAAAGTATCAAGTTCAACAAGCTTTAAAAGTAGAAACTGACGCTCTTAGGCGGGATGCAAGTAATGCAAAATCAGCAGTTATGCAAGACGAGTTTAACAGCCGTATTGTAGCTATTAACAAACCTGATTTTGCTGACGTTGCCAATGCAGTACCAGAATTGCCAGCGGGTGTCGCTGATGCGCTAATTCAGTCGGAAAATGGTCCCGAGTTGATTTACCACTTAGGAACTCATTTAGACCAGGCGGATAAGTTAGCAAATATGTCACCTACTCAGGCAATCATGGAACTTGGTAAAATCTCTGCAACTATGAACTCCGCACCAACAAAGAAGACAAGTGCAGCACCCGAGCCAATTCAGACGTTAAACTCTGGCGGCGCAATCTCTCAAAGTCGAGGGCCAAAGGGAGCAACTTTTGAATAAATTAAACTTAAACATTAACGAGGGTTTGAATCATGTCTACTAGTTCAAATAGCTTAGACAACAACACCACCCGGCAACTTGCGCGGGTATTTTTAGAGAAGTTTGAGGCTTCTCGTGTTCTAACCAAAACTGTCAACACTCAGTTGCTAACAGGAAAGTTTAATCCTACTAGCGGAACAACTGTTGATTTCAAACGTCCACACGATTTCAAAACAGATCGTACTTCTGGTGGTGATATTTCCGCTGTTGATAAGTCTGATTTAATCGCGGCAAAAGCAACTGGTACAGTTCAGGATTACTTTACTGTTCACGCCGATTGGGATGAAGTTGACGAGGCTTTAAAGCTTGATCAATTGGACGAAATCCTAGCGCCAATGGCCACTCGAATCGTAACTGATTTAGAATTGGACTTTGGTAGATTCATGTTCAAACAAGGCAATTTGCACTACGGTACTCCTGGTACTGTGGTAGACGCATGGTCTGACGTAGCTGGCGCAGGCGCTCTCATGGATTCCATGGGCGTTCCTAATGATGGTAACCGCTTCTATGTTATGAACCCTTTCACTACTACTAACCTAGCTGATGCTCAGCGCGGTCTTAGTTCCGGTAGTGATTCGTTAGTGAATACCGCTTGGCAGAATGCTCAAATTTCTACTAAGTTTGGTAATCTGACTGCAATGTCTTCTAACGCTCTACCCTCATATACCTCTGGTACTTTGAGTGCAGGCGCTAACCGAGCTGGTGCAATCGACGGGACTCCTGTTGTTACTTATTCAGCCAATAAAGACACAATGATTCAGTCAATGGTTATTGATGGTCTTGGCGCTGGCTCGGATACGGTTAAAGCTGGTGAGATCATCACTATTGCAGGGCGTAACCGTTTAAGTCTATCTACTCGAAGTGCTTTTACTGATGCAACTGGCGCTCAGATCTTATGGTCTGGTGTTGTTACTGCTGACGTTACACTTAGCTCTGGTAGTGGTACTTTCCTAATCGCTGGTCCTGCAATTTTTGAGACTAACGGTCAGTACAATACCTGTGATAGTGCTCTAGCTGATGGTGATGTTGTAACAATCATTAACGCAGCAGCTTCAACGGTCTATCAGCCAAACATGTTCTATCATAAGAATGCTTTCGGAATCGGCTCAGTACCGCTTAAGAAGTTGTTCGCTACAGATACGATCATGACTACTGAGGATGGTATGCAAATGCGCGTATCTAAGTACTCGGATGGTGATGCGAATAAGCAAAAGGTTCGTATCGATTTACTGCCTGCTTACTCAACTCTAAACCCATTTTTCGCCGGGCAAGGTTTTGGCGTCTGATATCTAACCTGGGGGCTTCGGCCCTCAATCTTTTTCGAGGTTAATATGATCTATTGGCTTAAACCTGGCGGCATTGTGATTCGCACAAATGACAGGCTGGAAACAATTGAGCATTGCGAGTCTTTAGGCTGGACATTGACCGATAATCCTAATGAAGAAATTAAGGTAGAAATTGATCCAACAATTAACGCTGACAAAGGTTCCGGAATTTTAAACAGTTACGAATGGCACGAATCAGCAATTAAAGGAATGGAAAGCGCGGAAGAAATACGCGACTATATAAAAGAATTAGGGTTCACGCTTGATGTTCGCGGGAATCTAAAGAAAGTTAGAAAGAATGCTCTATACATAATCAGGAGCCAAGATGACAACAGCAACTCAAATAATTAACGGTGCGGCTGAAGAAATTGGCGTTAAGACTGCTGAAATTGCGCTTCAACCTGGGGATTTTCAAGTTATCCTCGATCGCATGAATGATATGTTATCAGAGTGGGCAGATTTGGGCCGAACACCTTCATTTGTGGATGTTACCGATGGCGCCGACATAGTTTCAATTGATCGTAATGCAGTAGCTGCGGCTAAGTATAATTTAGCGATGAGAATAGCTCCTTCTTTCGGTCGCGTTGTAACGCCTTCTCTGTCAAATCTGGCGGGCGGCACTCTTAACAATTTAAGAACTTCAGTTAATCATATAGGTAAAGTTGCATTCCCTGATACGCTCCCTACGGGGTCCGGTAACGATTGCCCGGATTCATTTAACGAAGATAGATTTTTCCCAAGTAATCAGACGGAGAATTTCTAAATGCCTCGAACGTCATTACCTTTGGGGTTTTCGTTCTATCAATCGGATAGCTTAGCGTTTTCCGCTCAACGTTGCGTGAATTGGATACCAGTTGTGGCTGAAGCTCCGGCGTTAAATGACCGTATGTTGATGCAACCGTTAGGCCTAAAATCCTTTGTCGATACCCTAGTAACTGGTAATCGCGGCGGAATGGAAATGAAGGAAATTTCTTATTTCGTCAACGGTAATTCTCTAATTGAAGTTTCTAGCCTAGGCACATTTACTAATCGCGGGTCTATTCCCGGTTCGGGTCGAGTCAGCTTAGCAAATAACGGTCAATTTCTGGTTATTGTTATTCCTGGCGTTAGTGCTTTTGCTTATGATAATAAAGCCAATACTTTGACGCAGATTACTGATTCCAATTTTAGAATTTCTGATAGCGTTGTTTACAAAGATGGGTTTTTTACCTTCTCC